TCCCGTCCGCCGCGGCCTGCGGCTGCGACTCGGACTGTGCAATCGCCACCACCGTATCCACACCGGCGGCGCGCGTCTTGCGGACGAAGCCGATGGCCGACCGGAAGATCGCCACCACCTCGTCATCATCCATCGGCGGCTTGCACTGCACGACGTTGACCATGCGAACCTTCATGAGCAAGTCCTGCTGCTCAATCTCGTCATCCAGATTCGGACCGGCGCGGAACGCCTCGCGGATCGCGAACCGCCGCACCTCCTCATTGCGTGAGCCGGATGGCACCGGCTTTTCCAACACCAGCCTCGCGGGCGCGCGGCCCGTGCCGACGCGATGGCTTGTGCCATCGTCGTTCCACAGCAGGTTCACCAGCCGCTCTGGCAACGGCTGAAGCTCCACGTCATCGGGCGACAGCCCCGGCACCCACTCGTAGACCTTGCCGGTGTGGTGCGTGCTAGGCGGGATGACCGACTGCGCCGCGTTGCCGCCGTTGCCGATCCGCACCTCGATGCCAAGCACCTTCCGCACGGCGACGGCTGGCAGCGACTCGTCCCACTTGAACAGCCGATGCGGCCCGCGCCCCGCGGTGTAGGTCGGCGTCCAGATTTCGCCAAGGCCAAGGTTGTCCCACGCTTCCTTCGCTTCCGGCCCGTCGAGTTCCACGTCCACGACGCCGCTGCGCGGGCCAAGCAGCAGGCCGATGTTGGTCGGCTTGCCGGTGTCGTACCACGACAGGATTTCGGTTTCGTCGCACGTCGCCCGGTGCTGCCACTGGTCGCCCATCGGGTGTTTCCCCGGTGTCGCGCAGTCGCGTCCCTTCCAGCAGGTGCAGACGGACGGCTGGGCGCACCCCCAAAGCCTGACGATGTGCCAGCCGCGAGATGCGTAGCTGGCTGCAAGCGGACCGATCCCGGTCATGGTCGTTCCCTCCGTGTGTGTTTTGAAATGCCGGGGCGGCGGACTCCGCCAGCCGCCCCGGCTACGCGTCCCTGCGAAACGCTTAGGCGTCATGCCCAGCGTCGAACTGTGCCGCGATCCGCATGAGCGGATCGGTGTAGAGCTTCTTGATGACTAGCCCCTCCTCACGGCTGACCGTGCCGACAAGTTCCGGCACGATCTGCGAGTAGTCGATGCCGCTCTTGCTCGCCACCTTCTGGAGCGTGAGGCTCACGACCGACCGGTAGTGCGCGACCTTGAGCCGACGCACGAACGGACAGAACGTCGCGAGCGACCCCGCGCCGATGGAGAGCAGCACCGGCCACGCCTCACCGGGCTGGAGAATCGCGACGGTACGCGACTCCTTGAGCCGCCGCCCGACGCCACCCTTGCCGCTGCCCCAACCGAACGGCGAACCCTCCTTGCCCATCGCCTCCCAATCGTAGGTGCGGTCGCCGATGCGGAACCGCTCAAGATCGTCCGCGTTGATGTCACCCAGCGAGTCGTTCGTCCGCACCGCCGTCTGGAGGTCGTAGCTGGTGAGGACCGGGCGCTCGCCCTTGGTCATGTCCTCACTGCCCCACAACTGCCCAAGCGGGGCGACGAGAACCATCAGCCCGGTGATCGCCTTGCACTCGACCTCCGCGCCGTCGCTGTTCACGTACTGCCACGTCTTGCCACCACCGGCTGGCGTCTTGACGCGGATCAAGTCGCCGACGGAGATGGACTCACCGGCCAGCAGGTTCGCCTGCATGGCCTCCGCAAAGTCGCCGTCACCCGCGAGTGCGAGGTACCCGGCATCGACACGCTCCACGACCGAAATTTCCTTGCTCATGTTCTCCCTTTCTGTGGGAATGATACCCGAACAATCAGCCCATCACGCGACTACGCAGCCGCGTCTCAACGTACTCGCTGCACAACCCTTCAAACGCCGTACCCTTGGAGCAGTTGGCGAGGTCGCCGCCGCCACGCTTCGCACGCTCGGTCAGCCACGCCTTGAGCGTCGCGGTGTTCACCGTGACAAGCTCGTCGGCCAAGCCCTCCGCCTCCGCCGCGGCAAGAACCGCATCGCGGCTGTCCTTCGGAACTGACAACCGCAAGGTCTGGTCGACCCACCACGTCTTGCCAGCGGCGCGGCACCCGTCGAGTCCGCTCGCGGCAAGTTGCTCCGCGGCAAGGTTCTCCAACTCCTCAAGCTCACGATCCATCTGCTTGACCGCCGCCGCCGCCGCGTCTCGTTTCGCCTGCCGGTCGACAAGTCGAGCCAGCAGCGCGGAGAGAGAGTCGGGTGGTGTCAGTCCCTCGGCCAATGCCGTCAGGTCAACCGTCATACCTGCACTCCAATCCTCGGCGAAAGCTTTGCCAGCACCGCGTCGACCACGGATCGACGCTCCCTCAATGCCGCGTACACCTGCTCGTCCACCGTACCCTGCGTCACAAGGTGGTAGTACCGAACGCACCGCGTCTGACCCGGTCGCCGTAGCCGTGCCAGACTTTGTTCGTAGTCGCCAAGCGAAAATCCCAACGAGTAGTAGAAGCAGTACGCGCTCCTCGACAGGTCGATTCCCGCGCCGCCGCTTTGAATCTGCACGCCGATGATCGTCGCGTTGCCAGCCTGCCACTCCGCCAGCTGGTTCTCCTCGCCAGACAGTTCCGCGTAGGTGCGGCCCAGCCGCCGCGCCACCGCCCCGACCTCGTTCAAGTCGGTGCGGAACTTGCAGAACACCACCACCTGCTCCGTGTCCGGCAGGTCGGACAGCCGGTCCTCAAGAATCGCGGCTTTGCTCGGCGTGCCGTCGATCAGCACGGTGCCAGCCTCGTCGGTCCGTGCGTAACCGCCGGTCGCCTGTTGCAGACGCAAGAGCTTGGTCAACGCGTTTGCCGCGGTCACGGTCCCCGCGTCAATCTCCGCGGTCATGTTCCGCTCAAGCTCGCGGTAGTACCGCTGCGTCTTGCCGTCCAGCGGCACCGGGACGGTGTCATGAATCGCCTCTGGCAAGTCCAGCACGTCATCTATGTTGACGCGCCACATATGCGGGTCGGTCTTTGCGGCAAGCTCGTCCTGCCGAATCCACCGCCGGACCTTGCCGGGGAAGCGTGCGTCGCAGTCCGCGTAGCGTGAGCGGTAACGCACGAACGACGGACCAAATATCTCGGCGTCGAGGAAGCGGAACTGCCCGTAGAAGTCGAGCGGCGAGTGCGGCATCGGCGTGCCGGTTAGGCACAGCCGCTTTGCATCGGGCTGCTTCTCCGCCAGCTTCGCCAGCCACCTGCTCGCCTTGCCCGTCGGCGACTTGATGCGATGCGACTCGTCCACGATGATCGCGTCCCACTTCACGTCGGCCACCGTCTTGGCAAGCTCACCTCGCCACACCGAATCCACGTTGATGATCGCACACACCGGCCCGCGTGCCGCCGCCGCACGCAGCCGCTTGGCCCGCGCCGCAGTCGATCCATCGACCAACAGCAGCGGGTCAAGCGGTGGTGCGTCGATGGCGAGCAGCGCCGTCAGGCTCTTGCCCGTCCCCATATCCATCGCGAGCATCGCGGCGGGCCTCCCTGCCGCCCACGATGCCGCGTCGGTCTGGCACTTCCACGGCTTCACCGTGCCGCTGGCGTGAAGGCCAATCTGCTTCACCCACGCGGGGCCAACAGCAATCGGACAGACAATCAACACGTTCATCCTGCGCTCCTTCGCTTGCTCGCGTTTCAGCCGCCACGGACTCCACGTCCGCCATCGTGCGTCAGGCATTCGCCTTCCACGCCTCCGCTTCGGTGCGCAGTTCCATCGCGGCCTGCAAGTTCCTCACGTCCACGGACAACGCCGCAATGGCACGCTGGAGCGACTCCATCGCGTCGACCACCGGCGTCGGCGTCGGCGTCGGCGTCGGCGTCGGCGTCGGCGCGACGGCTTCCGCGGTCGGCTGCTCGTCATCCACCACCGGCGGCTCCGCGGCGCGAGCGGCGCGGTAGTCGGCAAGCAGCCGGTCCGCCGCGGCACGATCCACGAACACCGGCCCGGTCCGTCCGTCCCCAGCGGTGCGGAACAGCTTCACCGCCGGGAGCGCGCCGGTGCGGTGCGCGTCGGACAGGTAGCTGTGCAGGGAGCGTGTCGGGTCGCCATGCGCCGCAGCGATCTTGGAAATCTGCTCGTACCCGGCAGGCACGTCATCCATCGAAACAATCGGTCGCGTCTTGTGAGCCATCTGGAATCCCTTTCCTGTTGTGAAGTCCATCCGTCCATCCACCGTCATGGAGTCGGCTACGCTGCCGTCTCCTCAGTCGTGAGTGAGTCGTGCGTGATCTCGTCGCGAAGCGTGTCAATCTTGGCTTGAATCGCACCCGCCTTGCGGATGAGTGCGACAAGAGCGTCGTTCTTTGCAGCCGCCTTGGTCGCGTGCCACCGCCCGTCGAGGGGGAAGAAAGCCGCCCCCATCTGCACCAGCGGCACGCCGTCCGCGACGATCCCCGTCACGACGCCTTCGTCAACCCACCAGCTGGGGTCGGTCGAGCCGATGCACACGTAGACCTTGTAGACCCGCGTTCCCTTTTCCATCGTCGTGTCCTTTCGACTTGGTCCGTCCGATTGAAGAAAAAGAACCGGGGCGGGCGGGAGAACGGTGGAACCGCCCGCCCCGGCGACTGCCGCTTACGCGGCGTCTGGCGGCGGACTAGACCGCCATCTCGTACACCAGCCTCTCGGCGTGCGCGACGTGCTGGTCACGCATCGCACGAATCACGCGAGCCATCTCGGTCGGGTTGCCACGTCGCGTCGCGTCGTGCTGCACGTATCCTTGGACCGCGTTGAACGCTTCCCATCCGCTCACGACGAAGTCGTTGCCGATGTCGCCGCGGCCCGTCGCCAGCCGCTCACGCTGGAGTCGGCGGAAGATTGCCTCCGTGCGGTTCTTGTGGATCGTCAATCCGCGGCCCTCACGCTCCGACGGCTCGCCGTAGATCGCCGTGAGGAAGTCGGTCATGCGGACCCGCCGCTCCTCCATGCCGCGGATGACAGTCGTGAGGTTCGACCAGTTCGCTTCCAGTTGGCCGAACGCCGACAGCAACTCATCCATCTGCGTCCGCAGGTTGGCGGTGTGCCGGATCGACACCGACGTGGACTCGACCTGCCGCAGCCGCGCCATGTTCTTGCACGCGTCGCGGTACCACCCCAGCATCGCGTCGTAGGAACCCGTGCCGCCGTAGGGGGCGTTGAGGATCAGACGCGGGAACACGTTGTCCCGCGTGCCGAACACCGACACCCGGTACTCCTTTGTGGGCTGCACCGCCACGTAGTGTCCGTGATCGAAGTAGCACCGCACGTCGGCCACGCCGCCGAACACGGCACCCGCCGCTTCAACGAGTGCCACCACGTCATCGTTGGTGTGCGGCACGTACCGCTGCGACACGCTCGACCGCCCGACGCACTCGCCGTTGTCGGAGCGGAACAGCCCGTAGTGCGGCGTCCGCAGGCCGTCCGGCCCGGTGAGCGGGAACTTGTCGACGCCGAAACCGAACTCCGCACGAACCTTGTCTGCAATCGCGTTCATCGTTTTAGTCCTCGTCGTTAGGGAATCGAAACAATCGTCCACGCGGCAACGTGCCGCAGTCCTAGAAAACCTTGATGACGTAGTTGCCGCTCTCGACGGTCATGGTGAAGCGGATGCTTTCCGAATAAAGCACCGCCAGCACCTCCGCAAGAATCGCCCGCTCCCTCATCGGAATGTCAATCGTGCTGTTCATTGGTCCGTTCCTTGTTGTTGATGTTTGAAGTGCCACCCGATTCGCAACTGGTCGGCAGGCCGGGTGGCCCCACCTTGGGAACCCGAACAATCGGCGGCTGTCTAGAAGTCGTTCCTCCCGGCCCAGCACGCGTCGATGACGTGCAGGATCGCGGTCAGACTCCACCGCCGTGAGTTCAACTCAAGCACGCGCGGTGGGTGTCCGAACGGGTGACGCACGGAAATTCGCACCGCGTAAAGTCCGTGCGGTCTGCCGGGTGTGAACAGCTTGTTGATCCTGACGTTCTGACTTTCCCACGTCGTTTCGTTGTCCGCTGTCTCGGAGATGTCGTAGCCCATGAGCGGCAGTGCCGACTCAAGCGTCGTGTTGTCGTTCACGATAATCATCGTCCCGTTCTCCCGTTTGAAGTCCGTCGCGGTGTCCGCCGCGACGTGTGTGATTGTAGTCTATCGACCGAACCGCGTCAATAGGTCAGAAAGAAAAATCGTAGTAGTGGCGGCGGTGGCCGACGAGCAGGCCGTTGCCGCAGGCCGAACGCCATCCGCCACGCTTCGTCTTGCGGAAGATGATGACCGGGGCGTTGGGGTTGGGCGAGTACGAGTAGGTTTGGCACTCGCTCATCCCGTTCTCGTCGGTGCGGGTGGCGTTGTCCTTCTGCACATGAATCTGGCACCGCGTCACCTTCACGATGGTCGCCGCGTGCCGGTCGGTCCAACAGCAGATTGTGGCTCCCATCCCGACCACCGGCTCGACCTGCGCCGACGTGGTCATCAGGTGGTTCATCACGCTGCCGGTCTGGCTTCCAAGTCTCATCGTCGTTCTCCGTTCTCTTGTGTTGGGCCGCGGGGTCCGCCGCGGCGTGTGGGTATCCGAACAATCAGAACGCGGCGATGGTGCAGCCCATGCCCAGCAGCACGGCGTTGCAGATATCGTCGCCGGTCATCGCCACGCCGTACTCGTCGGCGAAGTCGATGGATGACGAGCAGGAGAACTGATTGGCACCGGGGCAGGTCGCCGCGATGTGCCGCCCCAGAGCGTAGGCACCGTCGCGGGTCGCCGGGAACATGGCGTTCTTGGCGTTGGCGTGGTCAAACGAAACGTGGATGCTGGGGGTGTTGTTTTCGTCGTTGCGGATGTCGAGGTAGATGAACATGGTCGCTTGGCTCCGTTCTCTTGTGTGTGTCGCGGTGTCCGCCGCGTCATGCCTGTATTATAGCTATCGTCCATTCCGCGTCAATAGCTTTGGTGAAAAATTTTTTGGGCCTGTTTTCTAGGGGTTTTTGACACCACCCCACCCCGGACGGGGGGGGCGTGGTCACCCCGGCGGGTCGATCCGCACCTCCGCCGTCGTTTCGATCCACACCCGCGCGCCGCACGACAGCGGCTTGCAGGCGGAGTAGACCACGCGGCTCGGACCAAGGATGGCAACGGCGTGTGCGTAGGTGTTGCCGCCGCTCGTCTTCACCGTCAGCACCGGCTCCGCCGCGCCCGTCTTGGCGTTGCGGCGGATGACGTGCTGGTTGACGTGTATGCGTGTGATGCGTCCCATGCGTCCATCCTTGTCGCCGTGTCAACGCACGCCACCAAGCAGGCGGAGCGCGGTGTCGATGGCCTCCGCCACCAGCGGTGCCACGCGTCCACCGGCACCAAGCTCCTGCCCGAACCGAATCAGCGTCAGGGCAACAATCAGCGAGTCGAGTTTGAGTCTCATCGCCCGCCCCCCTTCGCCGCACGCCGCGCCGCTTTGCGTGCATCGGCACTCGCTCGCTTCGCGTTGATGCGTTCCGCCGCGTCCGACAGCCACGCCGCCAACGCCAACGCCTCATGCGGCGTGAGCGTGATGGACGCGTCGCGCCGCAGCCGGTGGCAGAGCGGACCGTCTGGGTCGCTTGTGAAGCTGCTCGACGTTTCCAGTTCGATGCGGTTGTCCAGCACCTCGCCGTGGATCGTCGCCGGGTGGCTGATCCACGCCGTCTGTGCCTTGAAGAAATGCTTGCCTTTCATCGCTGCGCTCCTTTCGCAATCGTGTCTACAACAGCCGTGAGGGATTTACGTAACGACCGCGAGGCCGTTACCCCGTCGCACGCTCGCGTCGTGTCCTGCCAACCTTGCCCGTGATCTTGTATGGCCGGGCAACAATCAGCCCCGGCATCACGCTCCGCCGTGCCGACAACGACAGCACGACGTGACCGCCATCGCGTGTGCTGTACGCTTCGATCCACCGGCGGCGGCGGTACTCCGCCAGCCGGATGAACCGGAACGGTCCCTTCGCCGCCATCGGAATTCTGACCCGCTTGCCAGCCTCGTCGTGAGTCAGGTAGTACGGACCGCCCGTAGCACGAAACAAGTCTCCCGGCTCCAGCGTCACGCGTTCACTCACGCGGTATTCGTCTTTGTAGTTGATGCCCACCGTAGTCCTCCCGTGTATGATTCCACCATGCTCGACACCTACCACTGCCCGAACTGCTCCGCCTTGCTGCACGCCACCGGCTCCATCACGGTGGACGGCGTTGAATGTCCCGTCTTTCAATGCGACACCTGCGTCGTTGAGAAGCCCGTCTTTGGCGAACCGTTCAAGGTCGCGTTGACGTTTGCGGTCAATCCAGCGGGCCAACCGTTTGACCCGGTGGATGACACGCTGCTCTGACGCTCACGCGTACTCCAGAATCTCGCCCTCGGGGAACTCGCTCACGTAGCCCGGCAGGCGGAACTTGAGCGACGCGAGGTAGTACGCGTCGCGAGTCTCGCCGACGTGGAGCGGCTGGCCGTTCGCACGCGTGGCAATGAGCCGGTCGGGCCACAACGCCATCATCGCGAACGGGAACACGCCCATCGCTTCGCGTGCCGTGCGGGCCGCACGCGACAGCGGCTTGCCGCGGAACTTCTGGAGCATCAGCCCCAGCACCTCGCTATCGCACTCCGTGTGCATCCGCAGGCGGTGCTTGGTGACGAGCGACCGGTAGTGGTGGATGACCCCGTTGTGGACAACGTATGAGTCTCCGCCGTCGTGCGGGTGGTTGTTCGTGTTGTCCGCCGGGTCGCCGTGCGTCGCCCAGCGGCAGTGGCCGATGAGCAGCCGCGCGTCCTTCGCCATCGCGAGCAGGCCAAGCGAATCAACAATCGCACCGGTCTGCTTGTAGGTGCGGAGCTTGCCGCGTCCGTCCACCCACGCCATGCCCCACGCGTGCGGTCCGCGGCTCATCGTGATGGTCGCGATAGCCTTGATGGTGGGGAGGTCGAGCTTGTTGTCGCCCTTCGCAACGAATCCAAAAATGCCGCACATGGTTGAGTCCCTTTCGTGTGTCGTGTGGTCGTGACCCCGGCGGCGACGTTGCCGCCGGGGTTGCGTATCCGAACAATCAGCCAAGCTCGTCGTACTGCTTCGACAGGCGGGCGATCTGCTTGCGTGCCGCGTTGATGCTCGGCACGCCGTCTCCTTCGATGACGCCGTAGACCTTGTAGGTCGCGGCGGCTCCGCGCTTCTTCCAGCCAAGGGAGAACAGGAGGCGGGCGGCTTCGATGGCACCCTCACCGGCACCCTCGCCCAGCCCGTAGTTCCAGACCTTCCTGCCGGGGACCGCCGCCCGCTTGGTCGCGTTCCACGGTGCCGACTGCTTGCTGACGAGCGACTTCTGGCACAGCCCGATGCACAGCCGCACGTAGGCCGCGGCCTTGGCGGCGTTGAGCGACGAGCCGAACACGCGGAACTCGACGGTTGGCTTGCCGCCCGTGGCAAGGTTCAGCAGGTGGTAGCGGTCGCTGCTGGCAAAACGCTCCGCCCGCGCGGCGTTGCCGTACTGCTTGACGCTCTTGCACCAGTTGGTGCCGTGTCGCGATCCCTCGCCACGCTCACGGCTCCGCGTGCCGGTCACCGCGTACAACGCCTTCTCATGATTCGCAACGAGGTTGAGCAGGCGGCGGACGGCGGGGGTGTTGCCTTGGTCGTACCCGACGTGGACGTGCAGGCCGCACGACGCGTTGACCTGACCGCCCATCTCCTTGATTTTGGTGATGACCTCGCACAGCTGACGCAGTCCGTCGGCACCACGCAGCACCGGCGACACGAACTCACACTTGATGCGGGTGTTGTTGGGCGGGATGATCGACGGGTCTTCGTCGGCCAGCCAGCCAGCCGGAAGCCACGGCACCTGCACGCCGCAGCCGTGGGGGCCGGGGTACACCGAACCACGGGGCATGTGCGTCTCAATCTCGACACCGAAGGTGAAGTCTGCCGCGTTCATCGTTCCGTTCTCCGTTGTAGGTCACACCGCGGGGTCCGCCGCGTTGTGCCTGTATTATACCTATCGTCCGTTTCGCGTCAATAGGTTGGGCAAAAATAATTTTTGGTCCGTTTCCCCGCGGAAAACGCGGTTTCGCCCTCTTATATAGACCCCCTTTTTGCTGGGGGTGGGGTCGAAAAAGGCGGTTATGCTTCCCGCCACCGGCAAAAAAACGTCGGCGGAATCGTTTCCACCGCGGGTCCCCGCGGCACCGCAACGCGTTCACCGGCAACGCGTTGCGTGCGTGTGCCGGGAAAACCGGACTCACGCGGACCTCAAACGGCCCCCCGCGAAATCGCCTATATAGAAGAAGACTTTTTAGGACGCCGCCCCGCGGCGATCCAATTCGGGTTACCGCTTGTTTCGTGGATCAGCGGCTTGAGCGCGGTGAGGTCGGCGGGGGCGAGCGCAGCCAGCCGTCCGCCCACGTAGTAGATGCCGATGCCGGACCGCTTGGCGGCGCGGCTGATCGTCTTGGCGGAGCAGCCCAGCTTTTCAGCGGCCTGCCGTGTCGAGTAGTAGCCCACGCGAATCTCCTTTGCCATCCGTTCAACCCCATTCTATTGTCGCGTTCAAGCCAAAACAACCTGCCTACCCAAGTTTTGACCTCGGCCTGCCAGCGTGCGACGGGTCGCGCTCCGCGTGTTCCTTGATGTTCTTCTCGACCGACTCGCGGCTGACCGCCCACGCGCGGCCCGACAGGCGGAACGCGTCAAGGTCGCCGCGCCCGATGAGCTTGATGACCCACACGTCCGTGCATCCCAACAAGTCCGCCGCGTCTGGCACAGAAATCCACTCCGTTTTGCTAGGTGCTTTTGCCATGTTTGCTTTCCCGAACAAGGGGACCAATAATGAAGCCGGGGGGGAGACCCCCGGCTTCACCTCGCCCGTGCGAGGGTTTGGTTGGCGGTTCGCCATCGAACCTTCGTAAATGGCGGGGACGCCAACAAACCCAACCCAGCCAGCACAACCGCGACAACAGGAGCGGGGTCGCACCCCCAAAACGGCGACACCACTACGAGCGACACAAACGCAGGCCCGCCCCCCCCCCCCCCCTAACTGCCTACGCTCCCCATTTGCATGGACGCCACCGGGGTCAAACCTTGGAGGACACCATGCTGCTCGCCACGTTTCTGGACACCGTCTACGTGCCGCTTCGCTTGCGTGGACGCTCGCAGGAGAGCGTCCGCCTGCTCCATCACGCCATCCGGCGGTTCTCTCGGTGGCTGCGGCACGACGCCACGCTTGAGGACTTGGATGACCTCGTTGTCGCGCAGTTCCTGCTTGCCCGATCCGCGGAGGTGTCACCGAACTCGGTGGCACGCGAGCGGTCCGGCCTCGTTGCTCTGTGGAATCTCGCTCAGGCCCGTGGCCTAGTGAAGCTGCGACCGTGCGTGCAGGCGGAACTCCTGCCAGAGAAGACACCGCGTGCGTTGACCGCGGAGGAACTCGACGCGTTGGTGGCAAGTGCGGCGGCGGCGCAAGGCTGGATTGGCCCGGTGCGTGCCTCGTCGTTCTTTCTCGCGTTGATCGGCGTCGGGTTCTACACCGGCGAACGCATCACAGCGATGCTGACGATTCCACGCGAGTGCTGGCGGCGACCGTGGCTCACGGTCCCAGCCGTCTCACGCAAGGGGGGACGGCAGGAACGCATCTACGAGTTGCCGGATGACGTGGCCGACCTGCTCGACGCGGCGTCGAAGCACGAAGGACCGCACCTGCTTTGGTTCCCCTCGTCCGACACCGCACTCCGCAAGCGGTGGAAGGTCATCACGCGTCGTGCCGGGCTGGGCGACGCACGCGAAGTTCAATTTCACGTCCTGCGCAAAAGCACCGCGTCGCATCTAGCCGCGGCTGGCGGTGATGCCACCACGTATCTCGGACACTCGTCCGACCGCGTCACGCGGAAAAGCTATCTCGACCCGCGCATCACCACCGCGAACAAGCCAAAAATCTGGCAGATGCTCCCGCACCTGTTTCCAAAGCGAGCATAGGCACACGGGGGCGCGCGGAGAAGGGAGGGAAACTCCGCGCGCCGCGCCCGTGGCCTAGTCGTGAGGCTCGTTCCAGTACGGCTCGCGAGGCTTGTCGGCCAACAACCGCAGCAGCCTCGCGCGTTCTTTCAGCAGACGAATCACGTCCGCCGCCAGCGTTCCGCTGGTGCCGGTGTACGCACCGCTGAAGCGACGCGCACGGTGTTCCATCCGTGCAAGGTCATCGCTGGTCAGCGCCGGGTAGCGTTCGTCCATTGTTCTGCTCGCGGTAGAGAACCAAGGCAATCGCACAATACGCAGCCATATCAAGCAGCGTGTCCTCAACGCCGTCAAATTCGACACGTCCGCGGTGGCAAAATGAACGCAGCCGCGTCATCTTGTCGGCCATGCGGATGAGGCACGCACGCCACGGCTCGACGCCGATGAGGTCGGCACCGCTGCGAATGTTGGCAAGCGCGTCATCATCGGCACCGTAGTCCTGCGACTTGGCGACGTGGATGGCACTGATCTCGTCCAGCACCTTCATGAACGCCAGCGAGCCGGGGCGGAGCGTCACCGACCGCGGCGGCGTATGACACCGACCGCCGTCGCAGCATCCGCCCGCCTCGTACCCGATCATCTTTGGGTCGTTGGCTGGTGTCCCAGCCAGCCGGTCACCGACAGCCTGCCGCAGTGCGGCGTTGGATTCATCAAGCGTGTTCATGTTGCTGTTCCCTTTACGTGCATCGCGACTAGCCCTCCCGTTGGGCTGTAGAGGAAAGTCTCGCACGCCTGTCTACTCCCGATGAATCCGTTCACGGAGTGCCAATCGTCTGGTGGGCAGAGCGCGGGAGCGGTGCGAACGATGACACCGTCGAGCGTTTCAATCGGTCGGCTCCACTCCGCCGCCTGCGAATGGAAATGCCCCGTGTGCCACTCGCGGTACGGGCAGCGGCTCCATTCCGCCGCGGCCTCCAGCGCCATGATCTGCGGCAGCTTTCGCTTGGCACGATGCCCGTGAGCGAAGCCAAGCAGGTTCTTTCCGTGCGTGAGATACTGCCGTCCGGTGAACTCGGGCCGCACCGCCACCCGCTTGTCGCCACGGAACCGCTCTTGCAGGATGCGCTGAAACGTCCACGTCAGCACCTCGTCGTGGTTGCCGTTGACTACCACTACGTCCGTGGCGCACGTCTCGGCACTGCGTGCGACGATGCCTAGCAGCGTGTCGCAGCCGACCGAAATCATCTTCTGGAGCCGTCCGTCGCGCTCCAGCGGCGTGCCGCTTGTCGTGCTGCCGTCGGGGCGGTCGTAGTGAAACAGGTCTCCAAGGAACGCCACGACCCGACGGGCCGGGCGGGCATCGTCACCCACGGCAAGCAGCCCCTCGCCAGCCTCACGCACCAGCCGCTCCGCGATGCCAAGGTCGTAGTCATCGCCGCCCGTCGTGGCGTGCCACGCGTATTTTCCAAAATGACAGTCGGCCACGACGAGTAGCTGCATGAGGTCGGACGGCGGGCGGCGCGCTCTGACAGACTTGGTCAAAGGGCGGCGGAGCGTTTGTGCCGCCCCGGCAATCATCGCTTCGACCACCTCGCGCGTGGTCGGTCCGCCGCGTGGCTTGAGCCGAACGAACACGCGGTGCAACTCGGTGACCGTCGTGCCGCCGTTGCCATCGGTGCTGGCACACTCCCACTTGGTCGCTTCGCTGGCGGCGACCTCGTAGCGGGTGAGGTCGGCTTCGATGTGCCGCAGCAAGTCCTCCACGGTCTTGATGCGTCGGCTGGTGGACCGCGCTTCCAGCACGTCGCCGTCCCGCCGCTGCGTCACTTGCTCGGAGTCTGCGGACGGCTTGGGCGGCGGTGTCTTTGCCAACACGTCGGCTAGGATGCGTGACCGGTCTTTGCGTCGAGCCATGCCAGCACTCCTTGGATGCCCGACGTTTTCCAGCCGCGGTCCTTCGCGGCCTCCATGACTGCCCGTGCCAACGCACGCTTCTGCACGCCGGGCATCTTGCCAGCGTGGAACGCCTCACGCACGGACCCAAGCTCTTGCTGCGCCGCGTCGGGGAGCAGCTCAAACCACGCGCGAAAACCGGGGCGGTGGTTTCGCACGCTGGCGGTGATGTCAGCCAGAAGGCTTTTTGCCTTTGCCACGCTTCCCGTCCTTGGGTTTCTTGGCGGCGGATCGGCGGAGGAATACGTTGCCGTCTATGTCGGGCGTGCCATGAACAATGTCTTCATCGTCAATGATGTCATCGGTGGTCATGAACTCCCGCGGCTTGCTCTGCTTTTTGGACGGCTTGCGTGGCATAGCGACGAGTCTCCCAGCGGTGTCAAGAAACCGGCGGACCTTCCTTCAAACCATCGTTTGTCAGCGGGCTGGCGTGGAGCGAATTGGCGATGGCCGCGATGTCATCCTGCTCGACGGGGTGCGGCAGCACCGCGTTCAACGCCGCGTTGACGCCTCGCTCCACGACGCCAGACACGACAGCCCCGGCGGCGTCGAGTGCGTTTTGCCGTTTGGCGCAGCCGCAATCCTTGCCGGTGATTGCCTGCACCCGCTCCTTGGTGATGCCGACCGCCGCCAACCCCTTGGCGACCGCCGTGCCGATCTTGAGCGGCGGCACCGTGACACGCTTGGTCGCCGTGTCGGCGGCGATCTTGCGTGCCATCTCGGGGATAGTGCGGCACACTCGGTAGGTCGGCAGCCGCTTTGCGGTGTATCCGCACCGCGTGCATCGCAGCGACTCCGCGTTGAAGTCGCACATTGGTTCGTCTAGCTCCCCCATATTTTCACCTGCACGGTTTGCGTGTTGTCCCCCGACGTGATCGTGATCGTGCCTTCGGTGGTTGGCGTCGGCGGGTCTTCCGTCGCCAGCACTTTTATCAAGCCGTCCTCCGTTTTCTCCGCAGTGAACCAGTTGCCGGTGCGCGAGATTGTCCACTCGCAGGGCGGCGACTCAAGGTGCCACACGGCTCCGTAGAGTGGGCATTGCTTGCGAATGTAAATTGGCGAGCCAACGTATCCGTGCAGCTGCCACATTTGGCCGTCTGAATAGGATCGTACCGTTGGTGCCACCAGCGGAGACCACGGCTGCTGCGGTTCCTCGCCACTGAAATACAGTCGGTGCCACGCGATGTCGAACGGGCAGTACGAGTCACCCTTGCCCTCCTGCGTGACGTATGCCGTCGCGCCGTATGCCGTCGCGCCCTTGGGAACCACCGGGAAGTACCTGTCATAGCGGCTATTGTTTTCTCCGACCGTATATTGCCGCGTGATCTCGGGGCAGCAGAAGTCCACGGAGAACGACTCGCCCTCCGCGGGGATTGTTTTTTCTTGTGGGTCGGCGGTCGCCGTCGTGTCCTCCGACGGGTCGCCTATTTCGCCAAGAGATAACGTCGTGCAAATCGTAAACGACCCCGCGACGCCCGGCAGCGCGTAGATGTTTCCACGTCCATCGGTGCAACTTGTGGGGACGCATCCACCGGAGCCGGACAGGAAACCACCTGACACCACGAAATTCCATCCGGCTCCGCTGTTGTTCGACTCAAGGCTACCTGCAAGCTGCCACGGGCTGCACCAATTTGTGCGACGCCGCCCCGCGAAGACTTGCAAACTGCCGAAACCGATGTAACCGGGGACGCGGGCAGAAAAAGGTGCGGTGCCAACGTAAATCTCAGCCGTACACGTCACCGTGCTTGGCTGGCAAACCACGTCGCCGCCGTCGAACGTGCCGATCTTGTTGCAACGAAGATCGTACACGTCTCCGCCGGGGACGCTGACTGTCATGTCCGCTGGTGGGCAGACCCCCTTCGTCGGCCAACCGACGGCGCAACGCGGTCCGGTCGCCGATGCGTTATCGTCGCCGCCAAGCTCATACGTCCCTGACGAAAAACCGCCCGCCTCGTACAGCCGACCCTCAATCGTGATCGTCTCCCGGCACGGTCCGTTTTCGATTGCCCACAGCAGGTCACCGCAAAAAAACCATCGCGCGTCTGCGGACGGCGAGGCTCCGCTTGCCCCTGTTTCGTCGCCGTACTGGACGAAGGCATTTGCCCTTGCCGCATTTACCCCGTCGCACGTCGCAAGCGTTCCGTAGTAGCCGCAAGAATTGTATGTGCCGCCGGGTGTTTTTCGCATGGCGACAACATACGGCTCGTCTGAGCCGGTGCAGTAGTTCGTCACCTGCACATTCACCCCTTGTGAGTTGTTCCCCGTCCACGTTGCGCGAGGCAACGCCGACGTGTACGTCACCGTTTCGGGGACAACCTGAGAAATCTTGAAATTTGTGTATTGGCCGTATGGATACGCATCCCACAGCGTCGAGCCTTCAACGACCCCGGCGGCGCACAGGGCAGCACCGCAATACCTGTTCGACGCTGAGATGGTGATACGGCGAACCACGATGGCTGGAGTCGGCGGGGCGTAGATGTTGTAGTAGTCGTAGTACCCGCCCATCTCAATCTCAAGCGGCTCGCCGTTAAGGAACGACGCCACCTCGTCGTGGTCGAAGTTCCACTCCGTTGCAATGCGGTTGGTGCCGTCGGGTATCTGGAACCGCATGATGTATTTCAAGTCGGACGCTTGGACGTAATCGTCAAGGGCGAACTCCCAATCCGCCTCGCCGTACTGCGATGAGCTAGGCCACAGCCAAGCATTTGTCGATCCAAAGAACGACCCGCTGAGATGATTCCCCGGCGTCACCTCGCACGAAAAACCTCGCTTCAAAAAATCATCACCCGTCATGCCGTACTCAATCGTCGGCATGACGATGGTCTGCCCCGCCTGCAAGCTGCATAGCTCCACCGTCTTGATCGGATACGCCGGTGTGCTTGCCGGGTCTTCGCCGTAGGTCGTGGAGCAGGTGCCAACCGTGGAGTCCGCGTATTGCCCAGCGGGAGGGAGCGACAGCGGCGGCAGACCGCCCGATGGTATTTCCGTTATCGTCCCGGTCGCATACTTGTAGACCATGACGCGAAGCCGTTTGTAGAGATGCAGCCCGCCTCGCGAGTGGCGGATGACGTACTCAAGCTCCACGCTCTTTGTCGCTGGGACATAGTTGAACAGCGAGGAAGTGGCGGTGAACACGGCACGGAAGCCGATGTAGATGTAGTGCCTCGGAATGACCGCGACGGTCATCATCGAACGGAGCGCGGAGGCAGTTGCCGTCGAGCCGCTCAACCACTCCGCACCGGACACCACGTTGCACTCGACCACCTCCGCGGACACCGTTGCCGTCGTGCTGTCTTGGTTGCTGCTGGCGTCGTACTCCCATTGGACCGGTCCCTCATACAACCCCAGGTACGCATACTGTGTTCCGATGACGTAGGAACGCTCCCACGTCATCGGTCGCGTCACGCCGCGTAGCGTGACGCGAATCTCACCGATGCCCTTGCCGTGCGATCCGTTTTGCTCAAACAGGTGCAGCTTGTAGACCGCGTTGGACGTTTCGCCGTCCGACATTGCGTTTGCGCCCAAGACCGTGACGCGACCCGTGATCGCGTACTTGGTAGCAACGCGATGCGCACCAATGTCGGTGATGCGCTTGATTGGGACCGACCATCCGTGCATGGTCTGCGGAATGTTCGACGTTCCCGCCGGGAAGGTTGTCTCAACCTCTTCGGGGTCGGGGTCTTCAATCCGAACGCACCGGAGGAAGTCAATCGGCGTCGGGCAGCTTCCGGGGCCGCAGCAGGTGCTGCACGGCAGGATGATTCCCAGCGGGTACATTCCAGCGGCAAGAATGAACACGCACCAGATGAGAGCGGAGAGCGGGTCGGCGGCGTCGATCATCTAGCACTCCGCACTGATGACATAAAACCCGCCATTGCATCTGGCAAGCATCACCCACTTGCCCGCCTTGATTTTGGAAAACTTGTTCCACGCCGTGACGGTCTGCCCGCTGGCCGCGGCCTCGCTGCCGGGGGTGCCGCTCCAGATGGTCAACGTCTGGCTGCTGCCCTTGTCCCACGCCGTCGTAGTCTTGCTCAAGTAGTGCGGCGCGGCCTGCGAGTTGTTACCGCCCTGCATCGCACCCTGCCGTCGGTGCGTGTCGCCGGATTGCCTGACAACGTCGGCAATCTGCTTAGCGGCATCCTGCGTGAACGTGACGCGTTTTTCACGGCTCATGACGGCAGCGTCGGGAAAATCCCCGCGAAGGACGCCTCCCGGTAAATCTTGAAGGTGAGCATATCGGGCGGCGACCCAGCCGACTTTGCCGACCCGCCCGACAACGCCACCGGATCGCTGACCGGCTCACGCAGCTTGTCGAGAATTTTCTGACGTTGCCCGCCGACGATTTCGTTGTAGCCCACGTCCCACAATTTCAACTCCCAGCCCTCGGGCCGGTACGCGATGTCAACTGAGATTGACCAGTACGCGACCTCGGTGTTGTTGATTTGCTCCACCTCACGCTGACCAGACAACCCTTGCACCTTGAGCGTCTTCGCCGGGAATCCGCTCCACGAATCGCTGTTGACCGCGTTGATGTAGTTCATGGCAAGCGACTTGGGAAACGCCTGCCGTGCGCCGTTTATTTGGATGCGCCACTCGGCTTGGTCACGCGTCGCGCCTTCAAGCGGGTCGCCCGCGGAGTTCACAATCAACTGCGGCGAGGAAAGTCCGTTGTTGTAGTGGACGATTGCCGGGACTGATGTCAGCGCGCCGTTGAACGAAAACTTGTCCGGTCGCTGCCACGGCATCGCTGTCGGACCGGCTTCCTTGTCCTCGGGCCTGAGAATGTCGTAGTTGAACTCGACCTTGTAGTGCAGTGGGTCGCCGTCGTTCGCCGTCGAGATGTCCGTGCAGACAACGGCGGAAAAGTCGGGGTGCTGGTCAAGCCACCCGATACCGCACGCATCCGATATGTCCGTGACCGGAGTCGTGGCATCGTTCACCGTGACCATGAAGGCACGCTTCACCTTCACGTTCTCGCCAAACTTCTGCGAGGCACCGCGGTTGTCGATGATCTCGCGAACGGCTGTGACGCTCATATGTCGATGACCTCCGTGTCGGCCAAGTCATCCGCGACCTTGGCAAGCAGTCGCGTTTGCTTTTCCATTTCCTTGAGCTGCTTCTTGGTCGGGTCATCTTGTCCGCGGAGCAGCCGGAAGAACGTGCTGGCCCCCTCGCTGCTGTTCACGTCAACGGCTTGGTTGGCGCGGCGGTCCGGTCCCGCGTTTCTTTCGCGCTTGTCCTTCTCGTCCGCGACGGAGTCCTCAAGCTCACTCCGCAGGTTGCCCATCCGCTCCTTGAACTGCTCGGGGTCGATGATCCCGGCGTCGACAGCGTCTCGCAGTTCTTCCTGCTCCTCGCGGAACTTGTCGGACGCGTCCTGCTCCGCTTTGCCGGGAAGCGACTCGGTGAGTTTCTTCTTTAGTTCGCCGGTGCGCTTTTCAAGTTCGTCGGAATCTATGACGCCGTTGTCGAACGCGTCCTGCAATTCCTGGCGGTCCTTGTTGAACTTGTCGGCAAGCGTCTCCTCGCCGCCACCGGGCAGCGACTCCTTCGCCTTGTCACGCACCTGCTTTTTCGCCGCGTCTTTTTCCTCCTCGGTCAGCGACTTGTTATCGTCAATCTTCTTGATTTCGGCGGCGACCTTTTGCCCCTCCGTCTGGAGTCCCTCGCGAATCTTCTTGGCAAAATCCAAGTCCTCGCCGACGCGCTTCAGTTCTTCGTTCATTGCATCGGCGGCTTCCGACATTTGCTTGCGTGCTTCCTCGGGGTCGATGAGTCCCTTGTCTAGCTTGTCCTTGATTTCGCTCGCGGCGGACGCGAACTGGTCGCGTGCATCCTGACCGGCGGCACCAAGGTCTTTGCCAGCCTTGGCGGACTTTTCGATTTCCTGTGAGATGTCGGCGGACGCTTTCTTCTGCTCCTCCGCATACTTGGCGGCGCTCTGCGCGAGCGGGTCTTGTTTCGCAAACTCGTCGCGTATCTTCGCCTCCTCGGCGGCACGCTGCTCGGCGGTGAGCAGGCCACGCTGCTCCAAGTCGTTGACCTCCGCGATCTTCTCCTGCATCTTCTCGTATGGTGACAGCAGGCCTTCCTTGATCGCATTGGCGCGGTCCTCCGCCTTTTTCTGGCGGTCGGCCTCCGCCTTCTCGGCGTCCTCCTTCGCCTTCATCTGCGCTTCGATGGCTTCCTTGTCTTCCGGTGACGTTGCCTTTGGAGGCTCGACACCGGCCCAGCGTTCAAGCTGTTCAACGATGAACGTCACGTACCCGCCGATCTGCTTGAACGCGTTGAAGACAAAACCCGCGGCGTTGGAAAGTCCCGTCACAAGCGGCAGCAACAGGCTGCTTTGCGACACCCATTCAATCGTTGACGCTACGGTCTTGGCGACCCCCGCGTATATCGCGTTGACGGCACGCGTGATGTTTTCGTTGACGAACGACGCCACGGTCTCTAGCCCGACAATCAACGGCTCAAGGAAAGAGTCGACCATTGAAAACGCTGACGCCAACATATCAACCTGCGCGCCGATGGCCGCGGCGATGGCCGGTATGCCGGACAACTGCAAGAGCGCGCCAACGAAGCGAAGGGCCATGCCAAGCGATTCACCAATACGCTCTACGACTAGGCCGAACGCGCCGCCAATCTCGGCACCAAGGTTGGCAAGCGGCGCAAACGCCTTGGAAAAACCGCCAGCGATGGCCGCGATACCCTTTGCCGACCGCGAGAAAAACTCCGTGAACGGCGTGAGCAGCGTGACGGCAAGCCGCGTACCCGCAACGCCGACGCTATCGAACGCATCATCCAGCGTGGCAAAACGGTTCACGTCGACCTGTCCCATTGTGCCGCCAAGCCGTGCCATCCCCTGACGCGTGGCGTCGATGGCCGCGAGCGCGGGCAGAACGTCGTTGCCGCTCTTGCCGAACAACTTCATCGCCAACGCCGCGCGGGTGGCCGGGTCTTCGATGGCGTTGAGTTTCTTGGCGGCTTGCTCAAGCAGTTCGTTGGGGTTGGTTGTTTCAATCTCTCGCTGCGAGATGCCGATGGCGGCAAACGCCGCGGCCTGCTCCTTCGCGCCGCCGCGTGCTTCGCTGACCGCCTTGAGGAACTTTGTCTGCGCACCGGCGAGCGACTCCACCTCAACGCCAGCGTTAGACGCCGCGACCCTGAGCGTCTCGTATTCTTGGAACGAGACACCCAGCCGCGACGCAAGCTGTTGCGTGCGCTCCACCTCCGCGCCGACTGCACCAAGCGCGCTGGTCAACCTCGCGACCGCCGCCACCGTCGCCGTAGCCACGGTGCCCATCACGGCAAGCTGCGGTGCGATCCCGGCAAGCGAGGCTCCGCCCGACGAGAAGGCGTTGGATAGCCCATCGCCGACGCCGCTGAACATTCCCTTCAAGCCAGCAATCGGGCCACCGCTGAACCCCTTGATGACGTTCTGCAACCCGCCGCCGAACGAGTTGAGCGCACGCGCCGCCGCACCGATGGGACCGGGCAGTGCGGACATTCCGTTCGCAAACTCGTTGGAGCTTTTGTCCGACGCCTTGAGCGAGTCCTCCGCCTTCCTGCTGGCGCGTGCAAACGTCTCCTGCGAGATTGCACCCTGCGCCAGCAGCCCACGCAGGTCGGCAAGCTCGGCCTCGTACTTCTCGGTTGCGGTGCGGTTGGACTCCGTGACCTGCTTGCCACGCTCCATCGCCTCGGCGAGTTTCTTCGTCTCCGGGTTGGCGGCTGCGACCGCGCGGGTAAACGTCTCTTGGCTGATCGCGCCTTGCGAGAGCAGGTCGCGAAGCTCCGCCACCTCGGCGTCGTACTTCTCGGTTGCGGTGAGGTTGGCTTCCGTGACCGCCTTGCCGCGGGCCATCGTGTCGGCAAGCGCCTTTGCCGCGGGGTCCGCCGCCGCCATCGCGTCTTGCACGTTCTTTGTCGCGGCGGCGTACTGCTGATCGTCAATGATGCCGCGCTGGAGCGCGTCATCCAGCGTGGCGAGTTGCTTTTCGTACTTGGCGGTCGGCGCTTCCATCTCCGCCATGACGCCGCGGGTTTCTTGCAGCACGCGGTTGAACGCCTGCTGGTCGGACTCCGATCCGTTGAGTGCGCCGGGGAGCCTCGCGATGGCGTCGCGGTACTCCTCCACAGAAATCTTCCCGGCAACAAAGTCGGCTTTGTTCTGCGCCAATTCGTTCTTGAGCTTTTCAAGTGCTGGCGTCGCGGCCTTTGCGGACGCGACCACCTGCGCCTCGGCCTCGGCGTATTGCTCCGCCGACATTGACGCCGCGGCCTGCGAGCCTCGCAAGGCATCAAGCCCCGCCTTGATGCGGTCAGCCTCCGACACCGCTCCCTTGAACCGCGTCTGGAGCCGCGTGTAAGCGGTCGCGTAGTCCTCCACGGACACGCTGCCGTCGGCCATGCCAGCGGACAACGCCGCCATCTTGGTTTGGAAGTCGGCCTGCTGCGCGGCGGTACGCTTGGCCGACGCGGCGAACTGCCCAAAGCCGGACACCGACTGCCCAATGGCACCAAGCAGACCCGCGGCGGAGGCGGTGAACGTGGCGCGAACGGAACCGATTGCGTCAGCCATCGCCACCCTCTGTCTTCTTGAACAACCCGCCCAGCTTCATAAGCTCGCGCTGGATGTCATCCGGCGACATTGGCCGCTCGTAGTAGCACGGCAAAAAGTTTCCCTCGTCCACGTCCTTTGCACCGGCGGACCACGCCACGACGCTGGCAATCGTTGCGGTCTGCCGCCACGACTGCCCCCACGGTTCGTGTATGTAGTACGCCTGCCACTCCGCCAACTCCGCAGCGTCGCAGCGTTGCAGCAGTTCTTTGACCGTGCAGCCCAACGCGAGAGCGAGACGAAAGTAGAACTTGCGCGAGACGTGGCCCTCCCTCGGAGGGCGGTCTAGTTTTTTGCCGCGTCCTCCAAGTTGCCAGCCTCAAAGCCATTCATCCTCATGCACTCACGGAACAGACGTTCGATGACAAGCGCCGACTTTTCGCCAAGCGCGGAAAGCTCGGCGTCGCTGAACAGCGGTGCGCCGTTGGCGTCGCACAGGCAGCGGCGGAGCATCTTGAGCCGGTACTGCGGCAGCAGCTTGTCCTCCGTGGACTGCCACTCGCGTTCAAACGATTCGCGCTCGGTGCCGCTCATCACGCGAAGCAGCACGGTGTCGCCCCACTCGGGGACGGCAACCTCTTTGGTCGAACGGTCGTTGGCGGCGAGAATCTGCTCTTTGGTCAGCGGCATGGAAGCCTCCTTGGTATGTGTCACTGAAACGATCTGCGAAAAGTGTAGGACACGCGTAAATAGTCACCGACCTTCGCCGTGACCTTGAGTTTCTCCATGACCGCTGAAGGAAACGTCAACGACCAGTTGCTGCCCGAAATGAGCAGCGTGCCGGACGCACCCACGTTGTCGCTGGAAAACTGCTCCGCAAACGCGGACAGAGTCACGACGTGGTCGCAGAGGGTCTTTTCGTAGACCGACAGATACCGTCCCGCTTCGTCGTTGGTGTTGGCGAGCGGGCGGATTTCCTTGAGCGACGTGTTGAAGTCACCGTCGATGTCGGTGACCTTACCAAGATTGCTGCCGCTGAAAGTTGCGGTGACGCCTTGCGCAGAAATCAACACGGCGTCACCCCCAACGGTTCAGTCGAGCGTGCCGCCAAGCTTGAACGTGAGCGAGAGCTTCACGACCTCGCCGACCGCGTACTTGACGCTGACCGCCGTCACGATGGCCGTACCGGTGATGCCGCCGACGGACGTGGTGAGGGTGTCCTCGTCGCCAACCGCAGGATAGCTCTCCGCGGTGGAGTAGAGCGCCTCCACCTTGACCTCGTCACCGTCGAGCAGCTGCGCCGGTTCGTAGGACCGCGGGTCGCCGTCATCAAGCGACAGGTCGCTCACGTCGATGGTGCCGCCCGCGCGGCTCACGTCGATGCCGGTGATATGGCCGATGGTGCCGCCGAACGACAGCGTGGCACCCTGCGACGTTGCGATGGGGTTGTTGGGCATCGTTCAACTACTCCTTACTGAGCTTGAAGGTGGCACTGCCTTTGATGAGGTCTCCGACCGCGGCCTTCACGCTGGCTTGCGTGCAGATTGCTTGCGTGCATTCGCTGGCCTTGGTGCTGCCAAAATTTCCGGTCAGCGTGAAACTACTCTTCACACCAACGGTCGGCAGGCCGTCGCCGATGAAGTCAACCTTCACCTCGGGGCTGTCCGACAGCGGCGATTTCTTGAACAGCCGACGCTGACCCGCCGCAACGCCAAGATGCGACACGTCGGTCTGCGCCGCGCTCGCCGAAACGTCGATGGCGGTGATCTTTCCCGTCAGCCCGGCGAACGTGAAACCGGCGCTG